CAACCAACTAAGACAGCTGAATTTATTATATTAAACTTCAACGTATTACCTACTGGCGCTACATTCCCTGCATAAGGGATGTAGTTGCTTAATATTTATTAATAGCAATTAAACACAACATAAAATGGCAGTATTAGACGCTAACGAAATAATGTTCACAGCATTTGAACCGAAAGTTCAGAATCGCTTTATCATGTACATTGATGGTATCCCATCATACTTGATTAAAAAAGCAACTGCACCTGGATTCGAAGCTGGTGAGATTATTTTAGATCACATCAACGTTTACCGTAAAGTAAAAGGTAAAGTTAGATGGAACGACATGACTTTAGAATTATACGATCCAGTAACTCCATCGGGTGCTCAAACAGTGATGGAATGGGCTCGTTTAGCACACGAATCAGTAACTGGTCGTGATGGATATTCTGATTTCTACAAGAAAGACTTAACATTAGATATTTTAGGACCAGTAGGCGATGTAGTAGGTGAGTGGATAGTTAAAGGTGCTTACGTTAAAACAGCTACATTCGGCGATTACGATTGGGCTAGTGACGCGGCAATTAGCTTATCAGTTACTGTTGCTATGGATTACTGCGTATTGAATTTCTAATTATATATTTCAATATCTTTATAGAAAAGGTGTCTGCTTTGGCAGATGCCTTTTTTTGTCGTATATTTATATATACACAAATAAAAACGTTATATGGCAGAATTAAAAATTCCAACCGAAACAGTTACATTACCATCAAAAGGTTTATTGTATCCTGAGACATCACCACTCGCTAAAGGTGAAATTGAGATGAAATACATGACAGCTAAGGAAGAAGATATTCTTACCAATGCTAATTACATTCGTCAAGGCACAGTAATTGATAAATTACTACAGGCATTAATTGTTACACCAATCGACTATAATGAATTATTAGTAGGAGATAAAAATGCTATATTAATTGCTGCTCGTATTTTAGGTTATGGTAAAGATTATCCTGTTACTTTTGGTAAAACAGAATTTAATGTTGATTTATCTACATTAGAAGATAAAGTAGTAGATTTTTCATTATTTAAACATAATGCAAATGAATTCGCATTCACTTTACCCAATTCAGGTAATGATATCACATTTAAATTATTAACACATGGTGATGAACAAAAAATTGAAGCTGAAATTAAAGGTTTACAAAAAATAAACCCAAACAGTTCATCAGAGGTAACTACACGTTTAAAATATATTATCACCTCAGTTGAAGGTAAGCGTGATCAAAAAGATATTCGTGAATTTATTGATAATTATTTAATTGCTAAAGATTCAAGAGCTCTTCGCAAATATTACAACCAAATATCCCCAGATATTAATATGAAATATAAACCAAATGATGAAAACTATACAGGGGAGGGTATAGAAATTTCTTTAGGTATTAACTTTCTTTGGCCTGACGCCGGAATATAGATTATATTTATTTAAACAAATACATGAAATTGTATTTAATGGAAATGGCGGATATGATTGGAATACTATATATAATATGCCTATTTGGCTACGACGTTTTACTTATGAGACTTTACGTGAACATTATGAAAAACAAAATGAAGCAGCTGAAAAGCAACAAAATATGTTAAGCAATAAAGGTAAAGGTGATATATCACGACCGAACATAGCTCCTAAACAACCTACATATACAGCAAAGGCGCCTAAAAAATAGGCGCTTTTAATATTTATATGATGTAATACTAGCACTATGGATCCACAAGATCAACAAGAATTAAATAAACTATATGAAAAATATATAGAATTACTACAGCGTGCTGATGGATTAACCCGTCAACAAGCCCAAGCTCAAGCTGATCAGGTTAAAGCTGCTGGTAATTTAACTACTTCTATATCTAGACTTAATAAAGAATTAAGTGATACTGTTTTTAAGTCTGATTATTTGTATCAAAGTTTTCAAGAAACAACAGCTGAACTAAAAAAACAAAATGTATTATTACAAGCTGGAAAGTCTATATTTAAAGGCCTTACAACTTTATCTTCCGATTTAAATTATTTCCAGCAAGGTATTACTGATTTAACTGGAAAACAGTTAAAACGAAAAGGAGAAATTTTAGCTAAAAATGAATTAGAACTAACCAATGTACGAAATAGATTAGGAGAAGAAAAAGAAATCAATGGTGTAAGACAATTTGCTTTTAAACAAGAAAAACTTCTTAATGATCTATATACTATAGGTAGTGAAAATTTAACAGCATCCCAGAAAAAATTACTTGATCAACTAAAACAAGAAAAAGAATTATTTGATGCTACAAACAATGCTTTAAGCGAAGGATTACCTCTTTTAAAAAAAGAACTTGATATTTCTAAACAAATATATGATGTAAGAGAAGATTTAGGAGGTATGGCTACAGCAGCAGCAGGTGTTGTTTCAAAATATGGTGGGTCTTTAGCTCAATTTTTAAATGTAGATGATGCTATTGATTCTGTAAAACAATATAATCAATCATTAATTAGTGATGCTTTAAAAAGTAAAGAAGTAATTGAACAAATTAAAAATATTGAAGATCAAAGAATTGCTTTATTACAAAATTCCTTAATAATTCAAAAAGAAATTACCAAACTTACTAAAGACTTAGAGGATGCTACTAACGCTGTTCAAATTACCCAAGATAATAATAACCAAATACAGGAAATACAAAATCAGTTAGCTACTCAACAAAATTTAACGCTTGTTGAAAAACAGCAATTGCAAGATGAAATAAAAAGATTACAAGATGAAAGTTTAAGAGTTCAAAATTTAGCTAATAACGGTGTTAATATACAAAACGAACTATTAGCAAAACAAAATGATTTACTTAATGATGAATTAAATACTAAACAACAATTAGCAGATTTAGATAAAGAAGAAGATAAAGTTAAACAAGATGCTATTAATTCTGTTAATAATTTAGGTAATAAATTTAAATCATTAGGAGTACTTGTAAAAGGATTAGGAACTGGATTAAAAAAAGCTCTTACTGATCCTTTAACTATAATTACATTTTTTATAGATAAAGCACTTGATGCTAATAAACAAGCAGTAGAATTAGGTAAATCTTTAGGGTATGGTAATGATAGAGCAGAAGATTTTAGAGAAAATATGGCTGATATTGTTAGCAACTCTAATAATTTAAATGTTACATCAGCTAATTTAGTAGAAGCCTTTGGGCAATTGTCTGAGGCAACAGGATTATCTTATGAATTTACAGCTGATCAACTTGAAACTCAAATCAAATTAACTAAACAGGTTGGTTTACAAGCAGATGAAGCAGCACAAATACAACGTTTTGCTGTTTTAAATGGAAAAACATCTGAAGAAACCTATAAATCATTTGTTAAAGGTTTAGCAACAACTAGAAACCAACTTAAAGTAGGAATTAACTTTAAAGCAGCCCTAGCTGAAGCTACAAAAATATCTGGTCAATTAGCAGCCAATCTAGGAAATAACCCAGAAACAATTGCTAAAGCAGTAGTAACTGCTAAAGCTTTTGGAATGACTTTAGATCAGGTCGCTAAATCAGGTGAATCACTTCTTAATTTTGAATCGTCAATTGAAAGCGAACTAAAAGCAGAATTATTAACTGGTAAACAATTAAATTTAGAAAGAGCTAGAGCAGCTGCTTTAGCAGGAGATCAAATTACTTTAGCTGAAGAATTAAATAAAAATATAGGATCATCAGCTGAGTTTACTAAAATGAATGTATTGCAACAGAAAGCATTAGCTGAATCTGTAGGAATGACATCTGATGAGTTAGCTAATACTTTAAGAAAAAGAGAAGAAGCAATTAAAAGTGGAAAATCATTAGCACAAGTAACAGCAGAAGAAGCAGCAGAAGCTCTTGAAAGACAAACAATACAAGATAAATTTAATCAAGCAATACTTAAACTACAGGATTTAATTGGTAATTTAGTTGCTGGTCCTTTAGCTATGTTTATAGATGGATTATCAATGGCTCTTCAAATTGTAAATTTTATTACAAAACCTTTACAATGGATGGCTGATTTATCTAAATATATAGGCGAAACAATATCTGGTTGGGCTAATGCTTTAGGACCGTTTGGAATATTATTAAAAGGAATAGCAGGTATAGCTATATTATTAGCAGGATACGGAGCATATGCAGCTTTGTCTTGGATACCTGTAGTAGGCCCCGTTTTGGGAGCTGTAGCAGCTGCAGCAGTTATAGGTAAAGGATTTTCAGCATTAAGCTCTCAGAAAGCAGATGACATGGTTTCTGAAGGTGGTTATGGTAAACGCACATTACTATCACCAGAAGGCGCTATTAAATTAAACGATAAAGATACGGTACTTGCTGGTACCGATTTAGGTGGCGGAACACCAAACATAAGTGGACCTTCAATTGACTTAACACCAATGATAGCAGCAATTAACGAAGTTAAAGCAGCTGTTGATGGATTAATGAATCGTCCTGTAATAATTAACATGGATAGCAAGCAAGTTGGTTCTAATTTAGTACAGGGCTCATATAAACTAGCATAACAATTAAATATTTATATTAAACAATACAATCATGGGATTATTAGACAAATTAAAAACAGGCATTTTAGGACTAAAAGGTGGTAAACCACAACAATTCGGTGTTAA